TAATTCAAACCATGCAGTACCATCTCGGTTGATCAAATAAATCATACCAAAGGTATCGTTGATAAAAATTTGAGCACCGTTTTGTGTACGTAATCTAATGTAAGCGTTCTTACTGTCGTCATCCATTACAAACTGATGTTGTCCTGGAGTTAATATTCCGTATACCTTACTAATGTCATCGCGTTGTGCGCCACTGGTACTATTACCACGTAAAAAGTCTGTAGTTAGTCCCTGGTCATCTAATGCGTCTGCTAATGTAGGGTGACGTGGACGTAGACTTGCATCGTTATCTAAGTCTCGCTTGTTCTTTTCTGCACTAGGATACGTTTCTGCGTTTTGTGTTTCGCCGTAAGTCTTACCAAACGGAATACCAGGAACAGTAAATGTATTAGAATCTTGATATAAACATGCAAACCATACACCTTTAGTAATGTCTCCGTTTGGGAAACAAACTAGTACTTCGTTGTTTACGTCAGGTGGCACGAACCACATACCATATGCACGTTGAGTTTCTGTACTGCTCTTTGGATTTGAACCTGTGGCATGTGGATCGCTAGCGCCAGCAAATGGACTAGCATAACTTACTGTAGTCCATGACAAACTATCAGTTGGATCACTTTTAAACTCAGGAATCCAAACACGCAAACGACCCATACCTTTTTCATCGCTGTTGTCTTTAACAATAGCAATGTATATGCCCATTGGCATATTAATTCTACTGGCGGTATCGTCCCTTGACTGTGGCCTTACTTTACTGGCCGCGTTACTAATTGCCATTTATTATTTCTTTGCGTTTGGTACTTTGGCTCCTGCCGTATCTGTTTGTTGTTGTACTGCGCCCTTAGTAGCATTAACTGCGGCCGCAGAATCTTTTTGTTGTTTTTCAACTGCTTCTTTGCTAACACCCAAGTAACTGGCAATAATGTTAGCGTCTCTTACACCGTGGATCTTTTGTACAAAGGTTCCTTTAAATGTATGCTCAACTGTTGTTGCTAGGTACAAGCCTGAAATCATTTGGTTTTGGTCGAACTTCATTAAGCCATCTGCAGGATCATAATCACTAGGTGTTTGTACTGTTAGATAAAAATAGTTTCCACCTTTATTGTAATCAGCAAGAGTCATGTTAGAATTTTTCATCTCTGCGTTGCCGCCTAGTCTTTCCAACAAAATACTGTTAGGTGTTCCGAACCAAAACGGGTCGCCTACAATTTCAATATCAATAGCACACAAGTCTGCACTGGCACGTAGTTGGTTAAAGATATAACCAAAACTACCGCGGTTATTACTAAATGGACTTTCTACGCCCTCTGTACTTTCCTTGTCAGTGTCGTCTTCTAAGAATCTGTTTAACAACCAGCCGGCATTAACGCTGTTATCATCGACAACACCTTCGCTGTCCTGATATGTTAGTCCACTAATACGTAGCTGGTGCGGGTCAGCTTTAGGAGCATTTTGTCCAAACTTTTTAATAGGACCCAACAATGTAGTTGCGGCTTCTTGTTTGGCTTTCATTACTGGATTGTTTGCTTGTTCTTGTACTAGTCGTGCTTCTTCTTTTTCTCTATTATTGAACAAGTAAAAGCCTTTGCCTTCTCTAACTTCTTTTAACTTTTGTGCGTTATCTTTCCATTCTTTACGAGATTTGTCAATCTCTGCTCGCTCGCCTTCTGGATTACCTTTAATCTTTGGACCGTGCTGACTTGTATCTGCAAATGCAGTACCGTTTGTTGGCACGGGCTGGAAGAACGCATTGTTTAGCGTAATCTTAAAAGACCTTACTTCAGTGTTCATACCAGTATAAAAATAATCATAACGCTTGTTAAGCATGTTAAGTACTTTTAATTTTTCGTAACGCTTCTTAACTGTTTCTTTGTTAACTGCATCATCGCCACCCTGTTGCGAATCTTGGTCCGCTGGTGTAACTACCTGTGGTGTAACAAACGACATGATTTTATATGTGATCTTTTTAGCGTAGTCTTTTGTATAGCTATCAAACTCTATGGCTTGTGTATATGTTTGCACACGGAAAAACTTATATGGGTCAGCCGCTTCGTCTGGTGTGACTTTACTTGGTAAGCCTTTTTCGCCACCGGCGCTACCTTTGCGCTCTACACGCTGTAGCTGTTGCATTTCATCTGTACCTGCCAATATAACGTTAATCAAACCAAGGATACCAGATCCTTCTCTGAATACCTGTTTGCCTTTTCCGTCCGCACTAGTTTGTGTGCTCTTGGTTGTGGCAATTTTACCAGGGTTAAAGTTAGCAAACTTGTACTTGGCGATTTCAGGGTCTACAATAAACTCATACTCGTTTGGAATAATTTTGCTAACATAGACTTTTTGTTTTTCTTTTTCGTTAAGTGCTTTTTGTAAGCCTTCGAAATATTCACCTACACTAGAGCTAGACACGTTAACAATATCTTTTAAGTTCTCAACAACGAGCTCTTGAGCACTTACTTCTAAGTGAACGAATTGAATCTTGTATTGTCCGCCGCGCTCTGTAATATCCATGTCAACTCTACGGAATACAATAGGCCAAATATAGTACAAGCCAGGAATGAATACTTCCTCGCCGCTGGTTGGATCTGTACCTTTGAATGTAATTTCTAAATAATACTGAGCTTGTGTGTGGTTAGATATACGCAAAGCATTAGCTGTGCGAACTAGCTTGTCTAAGAAACGCACACCTAATGGTTCAACAATTGTCATCTCGCCTGTAGTGGCTACAACGTTTTGTGTTTTACTATCCCAGTTACAAACAGTCTTAATGTTTGCTTCGCTGATAATCATATCACTGGTTGTTGCTGTTTCTGCAATAACAACCCCTTGTGCTGGATTCCAGTCTTGCAATAACTGTGGATGAATCATAGTAAGGCGCAGGTAGTAAGCAATGTTTTGATAGTCGTTAAGTACGTTGGGTCTAAAACTTCCCATTGCTTCCGCACTCTTAACAATATCAACTTGGATTGGTGTTACCTTTTTGTCGGCGTCATCTACTGCCTTAACAGTTTCAGGCTTTTTTAATGCTTCTGTTCTTGCATTAATATTGTTTGCCGCGTTAGCTCGTCCTTCATTATAGGCGACTGTGTCGGCCGGACTCATAGGAGGGGTTTTGTTATCTGCCATATTATAGGTATGTCTTTGCTCTGTCTTTGCTTAATAATTTAATCTTCTTGCCAGCTTTGAAATCAAACACTGGATCACTTAGTACGTCTGGATTTGTGGCTCTAAATATCCACCACAGCTTACTAGAGCCGTATGCTTCATAGGCTAATAAATCTGGACGATGATTGTACTTAGGTTCGATAGTTACTTCTACTTCTGTGCCATCCAAGTATATACTTGGCAACTTGGCAAGGTCCAGATAAAATCTGTTGACCCTAGTATTTGCGTAAGGACTACTTGATGCGTATGTTGATGCCATTAAATGTATCCTTTCTTAGCTAACTTACCGTCGGCGAAATCTTTAATACTAAACTGATTTTTAATTGGGTTAGTGTTGTATTGTGTTACCAAATCTATAGTCATTTCTAGAATTACTGGAACTACTACTTGTCCAATTGGTGTATCTACAGGTGTGTAGTCTACATCACTTGGGTAGCGATAGTTTACAGAACTAATAACAACAGGTACACTTTGGAATATAGCTGGACCATATGCGCTGAACTCTAATACTGGTGGAGGACTGCCACGTAAGCTGTCATTTACACCAAAGTGCATTTTAGTCACTGTTTTAAAGAAGTGCATAACTGCAACCATGTACTCTGCTTCTTCCTTAGTACTTGCTGTAAACTTAGCACCGTTAATACTTATCTTAGGGTTCTCTGTTCTCTGATAAACTTGCGGACTGTAGTTAGTATGAGTCAAGTCGATACCTTGCCAAACTGCTCTGGCATCGTACTGAATATCAGGCATGTAAGGAAACATGACCCCGCCAAACTGTTTTAGTGGTGTCAGCATTGGACTTGAAAATAGCGGATCAGCAATGCCTTTCTTGCTGGCCAGTGCTACACGTTTTGTATAATCAATCATGCTGGATAGCTCCTAGTTTAGAATCTACCATGTTAAACAATTTCTGGTCAAATTTACCAAACAACTCTGTAAACAACTTCATTTTAGTTTCAGAATCTGACTCTGCAAACATGCGTCTAATTTCGCTGGCACTTTGTATTTCTTGTCCTAGGATACTAAATTGTACAGTAGGGGCAACATATACATAGCCATGCTTATCAAAGGTAGCGAAATCGAAATCTTCTTTGTAAGGTTGTAAATAGCTTGGACTACCATCCTTCTTAGTACCAAACTTGAATCTAGGATCTTCGTCCATGTCTTTCTGACTAACTGCAAATACTAGAATGTCTTTAGCAGGGTTATGTTGCGCTGTAATTTCTTGCGCTTGATATGGATTTTTTGTTTGTACAATTGCACTACCAGGCACACCAGTAAGCATCATTAATGCTTTCTTTTCTGCAAAACTAAAAGGACTTTTAGGTAGTTCTACTTTGTCGCTAGTAGCAATACTAACTGCGCCAGCGCCAAAATGTTTAACTAAATGGTCGTAAACACCCCTATGCCCCAAGTGGAATGGCTGGAATCTACCTGGATAGACTACTACAAAGTTTTTGCTAATTTGACTAAATCTCATAATTACGGATCCTTATCTAATATTTATGGCAAGTAAAAACGGTGTTTTTTGACGTTGACAAGTGTTGACTCTTGTCATACATAACTGCTACAATGCTACTATGACTGCACCTAAAATATATCTGAGCAACAAAGAATTGCTCAAAGAAATACATAAAAGTAAGATGACTTACTCCTGGCTCAAAGCCCCAGAATACTTTCAATATGACATTATTGTACGTGATTTAAACGATTTCAACGACACTCCTACTGAAAAATTCCCTAATGGCGTTATTGCAGAAGCAAAAGCAAATAGGGCCAGCGTACTCAGTGCCAAAGCACACGAAGCCGCACTAAAAGAGTGGGAAGAAGTTAGGAACAGCAAGGGCGAAAAACCCAAAGCTATCCAACATAAAGTAGACCCAGAAACTATTAATGCAGACGACTTGGTTATTAGACTAATGACGTTTGAGCATATCCCAGAAGAACCTGGGCGTAAAAACAAGCCAAAAATTACGTCAGACTATCACAGTAAAGTAAACTTCCCGCCCTACAAGCACTTTGCTAAAATCAACGGACAATGGGAAGAAGTTGCTCGCAGTCATTGGAAGGGCGATTTGGCTACTGGAACTTTCAGTGTTGACCATGGGCAAACAACTCGTGGCCTGGCACAAATGTACATTAAACTATGCGAACGTTACAGTATGCGTAGTAACTGGCGTGGCTACACTTATGTAGAAGAAATGCGTGGACAAGCCTTGCTCCAGCTAAGTCAAATTGGTTTACAGTTTGATGAATCAAAATCAGAAAACCCGTTTGCTTACTACACAGCGGCCATTACCAACAGCTTTACTCGTATTCTTAATATTGAAAAGAAAAACCAAGTTATCCGCGATGACTTGTTAATTGACAGCGGTCAATTACCTAGCTATACTAGACAATTAGAGTATGAGGCATTAATGTCTCAGGAGCGTGAGCGCAATAATGCATTACGCGATGCAGAGGCTTTAGCTGAAGAAGTAGCAGATGCTGATGCAGAACCAGTTACTGGAGAAGTCAATGATTGAAGTACAACCTAAAGATCCTAGCAAGAAACATTTTTATGTTAGTCTTGTAAAAAGTATTATTCGAATTGGTGCTGGAGGATGTTTAATCCAAGGCAACTTATTTGCCGCAGGTGCATTGTTAATTTTTGCCGAACTGCTGGGCATTGTTGAGGAATTAGTTTAATGGAACAGTTGTTTAAAAAAGTAGCTTGCTTCACTGACATCCACTTTGGTATGCGACAAAACAGTAAAGCACACAATCAAGATTGTGAAAACTTTATCAATTGGTTTTGCGCCACTGCCAAGGAGGCGGGTGCAGAGACTTGTATTTTTCTAGGCGACTGGCATCACCATCGTGCCACTGTTAACGTAAGCACACTAAACTATACAGTAAAGAATTTAGAAACATTGTCACAAAACTTTGAAAAGGTTTACTTTATCACTGGCAATCATGACTTGTACTATAGGGAAAAGCGAGAACTAAACAGTTTGCCTTTTGCCAAGAATATAGATAATATTGTTATGGTTGACGAAGTGCTACAGCTAGGCGATGTTGCTATTATCCCTTGGCTGGTAGAAGACGAATGGACTAAAATGCGTAGCCTTAAAGAACGCTATGTGTTTGGACATTTCGAACTGCCTAACTTTTACATGAATGCCATGGTAGCTATGCCGGATCATGGTGGCTTGAACAGCGGGCATTTCCCCAATCAAGAATATGTATTCAGCGGACATTTTCACAAACGTCAAAGCAGAGGCAATATCCATTATATTGGCAATGCGTTCCCGCACAACTATGCAGATGCCGGCGACGATGACAGAGGCATGATGTTATTGGAATGGGGCGGCAAGCCCGAGTACATTACATGGGACCAACAGCCTAGATTTAGAAACGTTACGCTAACACAGCTAATCGAAAACCCAGACTACTATTTGAACAGCAACACATTTATACGTGTAACTGTTGACGTAGACATTAGTTATGAAGAAAGTACATTCCTAAAAGAAAACTTTATGGACACGTACAAGTTACGTGAAATTAGTTTTATCCCAGGAAAGAAAGAAGATCACGCTACAGAGTGGGAAGGCGGCGATATTCATTTCGAAAGTGTAGATACCATTGTGTTGAACCAATTAACAGCAATTGAAAGTAAAGTGATTGATAAGCAGTTACTCGTTGACATTTACAACGGATTACAGTAAACTATAAGACATGATTACAGTTAAAAATCTAACAATCAAAAACTTTATGAGCGTGGGCAATGTGACCCAAGCTGTTCAATTGGATCAACACGGACTAACGTTGGTGCTGGGTAATAACATGGACCTAGGCGGTGACGGCAGTCGTAACGGAACAGGAAAAACTACTTTAGTTAATGCACTGTGCTATGGCTTGTATGGTCAAGCTATTACAAACATTAGGAAAGACAATCTTGTTAACAAAACCAATGCCAAAAACATGCTGGTTACTATCGACTTCGAAAAGAACGGATCAACGTACAGAATCGAAAGAGGTCGTAAGCCTAACATTTTCAAATTCATTGTCAACGAAAGCGAGATT